TCCAATTGGACCAGCTGGCATGATTGCCTTGGGCAAAACTGGCATGGCTGCTGGAACAACCGCCATTGAGCTTGGCTCCGAAGTGCGCGATATGGTTGGCAAGGTATTGGCCGAACGCAAGCTTGCGCCAACGGCCGCCAACATTAAATCAATATTGGACGAAGACGGATTCCGCGAGGAGGCCGCAAAGCAGGGCGCCATCAAAGGCTTGACGGTTGCTGCCGTTGACAACATTTTTCTTGGTATCGGCGGCAAGGTTGCCACGGCCCCAGCGAAGACTGCTTTGGGTAGGGCTGCAGCAGGCGGGTCGGCTGTCGTAGTTGACGCCGCTGGTGAATCATTGGGCGAAGGTCTTAGCCAACAGTTTGCTCGCGGCACGGTTGATTATGGCGAGGCTCTTCGAGAGGGAACGTCAAGCATTGGTCAGTCTGTAGCCCAGACTGCTGCGGGTTCTGCGATTGAGAGGGCGCAGGGGATTAGCACGGCGTTTGAGCCGTCAATTCAGCCTGCCGCACCCGAGGTATCAACCGCCGAGCAAATGGCCCGCGATCGCGGTTTCCTGACGCCTCAGCGCCCAGTTACCCAGCTCACCAACTTCACCCCAGCCGACAGCCCCACAAAGGCCGCAGGTTTGGTTGACGTTGTTGTGCCAGTTCCAGTTGCAACCCCTGCCGTCACGCCATTGGCTGAGGTTCAGATCAATCCCGAGACTGAGCAGCAGTTCGGCCTCGACAAGCTACGACTGGGGACAACCAATGTCGGCGTACCAAGCACTGTTGGAACCACGGATGTACCTAGCGGTGCAGGCGCAAGCGTTGAGCTTAGCGGAGGCGTGGGCACTGCAGGACCTAGCATCACTGGCCCAGAAGGGGGAGTGGCTGCCGCTACCACCGCAGCTCAATTCGGCGGTGGACAGGTTGCTGCTGTTGGAGCGGCCAACGGCCAACAGCCTACCGCTCTAAAGCAGGAGTGGTACGGCCGCCGTGGCGACGGCTACCTCACAAAGCCAGACGCCGAGCAAGCTTTGCCCGGTCGTCAACGCATGTTCCCCGACCTTCAATGGACGGTCGAACCATTACCCACTGGCAAGTTCCGTCTTGCTGGCTATCAAACCGCAACCCCACAGGAGACAACCCTTGGCACTCAAACCACTCAAGCCATCCAAGCAGCGCAAGAAGGACAGCAAGCACCTACCCTTGGAACCGCAGTCGCCCCAACAACAGGCGCCGTTGCGCCCGATGTGCAAGGTGCTCAACCTACCGAGCTGAAGCTGGCGCCTGCCGCATCGATGCGCGTCATCAGCTCAGTTCGCAAAGAGCTGATCAAGGACAACGTCGAGATTTCCGCAGTGCCACAGGCTGAGATGAACGAGTCTCACAAGGTGGCCAGTGCCGTGGCCAAGCTGTTGGGCAAGACGCTCACCGTCATGCGCTACGAGTCAGGCAATCAGTCGGCCATGCCAAATGGTTTGATCGATCGCCTTGGTGGTGACAACATTTTTGTTGCCGACGACACTGAAGATTCGCCGCTGTTTGTGGTGATGCACGAGGCTCACCACGGTCTGCCGCAAGAGACTCGCGCCAAGCTGAATGCTGCGCTCAACTCTTTGTTCAAAGAAGAGATGCGTGGTGAGTTTGCTCGCGAGTTCAACTACACAGAAGACAAGCTCGATGAAGAGATCCCAGCCTTCATGGTGCAGGCGATCTCAAAGCGCGCTGACTTTTGGGAGCAGTTGCGCACAAAGATGGGCAACAAAGATTTTGCCGAGGTGGCGAAGCAGATCTTGGCCAAGCTCAATGACATCCTCACTGGTGCACGCAAAGAGTACGGCAATGACTTCGTCACCAAGTACATCAAAGACGTGGAGAAGGCGCGCGACTTGTTGACCACAGCTTACGCTGAGGCAATCAACGAGAAGGCCACCACCACTGAGACGAAGAAGGTTGCGCCAACAGTTGGTCCAATCGCAAAAGAAGAGGCCGTCATCGATGGCGTCATGTACTCTGCGCGCTCGCGTGACTTGGTGAAGCTGCCAACGATTGAGATCAAGGACTTGGTAGGCAAGCGAGTCATGGGTATTAAGGCTGACTTGACCGATGCTGGCGTGAGCTACACGGGCATCGACGGCAGCCAACTCGAGTTCCCAATCGAGATGATGGGTGGTCCAAACTTTGTGGCTCTACCTGAGAACATCAAGAGCAATGTGGTGTGGGCCGTGCGCGGTGGTGCAACGCTGACTAAGATCATGAACGTGGTCAACAACAGCGACTACATCATTGTGCACGCCATGAATGGCAACAGCCATTTGACAAACGCAACCATCTCTCAGGCTTACATTCAAACCGTTGAGGCGTACCTCAAAGACAAGCGCATCAGCGTTGAGAACTTGCGCGCGCTGGACAAGATCGTTCGCTCGCCGGCAAACAAAAACTCACTGCCAGATTTCGTTGGCTTCGAGTCACCCAACATCATCGAGTACATCGATGGCTTGTCGTTTGATCAGCGCGGCGCGTTGGCCAAGATCTTGGAAAAGAAAGAGGCGCAGATCCACGGTCTGCCAAACCTCGATCGCTTTCGTCGCGAGACCATCGATCAAGAGTACGCAGGCTATCGTCAAGGCGACGCCATGTTGGTCATCGAGGTCGACAAAGAAAACCCCACCGTCAAGCTTGGCGAAGAGGGCACGAAGATGCACCCCTCCTACCCGCTTGGCCTTCGCGGCAAGGTGGTCGGCAAGCTCGCCAAGGGTATCAACTATGAGTTGATCTACCGCGACTACTTTGAAAACAAAGTCCCTACGCTTGGCAACAAAGAGGCTGGCGCATGGTACGCATTCGATCGCGTGCTCCCTGTGCAAGAGATCACGCCAGAGATCGCCGCATCCGTGTCAGAGGGTGGCTACAAGGCGATCAAATCTGCGCGACAGGCCGAGGCTTCACTCGCCTTGGCTAACGACAATTGGCTGGTGTCTGGCAAGACCAAGGCCGAGGGCGGTGTGTCGGTGCAAGAGTTCGTCGACGCACTCGCCGCGAACGAAGGTGCTGCCGCTCTCACCATGTACACGCCTGACGAAGTCAAGGCAGGCATTAAGGACAAGTCCTTCAGCGTCTACCAACTTGGCAAGCAAGGTGGCGACAAGGGCATCCAAGTTTTCTTTGGCCTCAAGCGCGGCGCGCCTTGGTACAAGGACATGATCGACGGCGTCTCGGACAACGAGGTCGAGGTCGTGTCGGTGACCAACAACGAAGTTGGCGCGCAAGGTGTTGGGATTCCTGCTATCATCACAAAAGCTATACAAGAAGGTGCGACCATCTTGGATGCGTTCGCCGTCAAGAGCAAGCGTTTCCCTGATGGATTCTTGCCAGAGATGTATGGCCAATTCGGCTTCGAGAAGATCGGTTCAATTCCGTTCGACGCAAGCTACTACGACGCCAACCAAATGGCTGACCTGAAAAAGTTTTGGGCAGACGGTGGGTGGAAAGAATCCGATGGCTACCCAGATGTGGTGGTCATGAAGTGGAAAGGTAATGATGATGAACGAGCAACGTCAATTGAAAGATATGTACGCGAGGGTGAGACAAGTGTTTCCGTTGGATCTGCTAGATTCAATGGCGCCCCAACAGCGGACGCTCACGGACAACGCAATCAATCGCGTGCTAAACAAGGACGGGGTCGAGGCGCTGACAGTGGACAGGTTGGAGGGGATCAAGGAGTTGGTAACGCAGCACCTGTGGTCCGACGCGCTTACGACAGCATCCAAGAACTCGCAAGCCTCAGCGATGGCGACATCCGAAATCTCGGACTCAACCCCGATGAAGTCGCCAAGCTCAAGCAATCCCTCGGCGGCATCCAATTCAGCAAGCGTGCAGGATCTCCAGAACCTATCGGAAGATCCAGCATTGGGCGCGATCAGGGCGATGCAGTCAAGGTCGAAGGCGCCATCCACTACGGACGAAGCGCAGGGCTGAGCGTACTGTCTGGAACCAGCTTTGGTTCTGGCATCAAGGGCGCGGAGCAAGCGCGCTTGTCTGGCGTTGGCGTTGACCCACGCATCAAGCGCCGCGTCTACTTCTACCTCCCAATGGAGGGCGGCATCCCTCAACCAGAGATTGGCTTGGGCACGAATGTCTACACCGCAAACCTAAGCAATCTGTATGACCCATCTCTTGGGACGCTGAAGCTTTCTACTGAACCTAACGCGTTCGAGTCTGGCGTTCTTGACGCTGGCTTCCGTGGCTACATCAATCGTTCCCAAGGCACGGCCGTGGTGCTCAACTCTGATGTGCCAGTCAAGGCTGTGGGCAAGTCGTCAGAGCAGACCATGGTGCAGCGCAAGCCGCAGATGGTTGCTCAAAAAATAAGCACACGTGTCGAGGGTCAAGAGCGAGTTCGCAAGCCAACCAATGAAGAGATGATTGGCATCGTCAAGGCTCGCCCAGAGTTAGCCAAGGTGGCGCCTTCCTTCCGCTTGGAGTTTGGCTCTGCTCGAGTCAACTTCGATGAGGCGGCTGCGGCTGACGAGGCGTTGGCCAAGGCAGGGTCGACGTTCCGATTCAATGAGGACACTGATGGCCAAGTCGAGGTGGACTTGCAGTTCAGTCGTCGCACGAAGCCAGCCCCAAAGAAGACGGTCATTGCGTACAAGCTGTTCCGCGTGGAGAAGGATCGACCAAGCGAGTTGTTCCCCTTGTTCGTCCCTGTGTGGGGCGACGATGGTCCACAGAAGTTCAGCGCCCGCGACCCACGTCGCCATGGCGAGGGCTTGCCAATTGGTGAGTGGTATGACGCAGAGGTGGGTGAGAACGCGCCGTCCACAAAGACTGGTAAGCCGCAGGTGAAGTCGAAGTTGGGCGGGCTGGCGTTCCGTCCGGGCTGGCACGCGGGCGATCTCCCCATCGCCACCCACATCGGCTCCAAGTCAGACCCCTCATTGAACGCACCAGACCTCCGCTCATCCAATCAAGTGTGGGCTGAAGTCGAGATGCCCAACGACGTTGATTGGCAAACCGAAGCCGAGAAGCGTGGCATCAACGCCAAGGGTAAGTTCATTGCGAAAGAGGCGCACATCACTGACCAACTCCCAGAGGATGGCTTCTACCGCTACAAGACCAACTCCAACATGACTGGCAGTTGGCTGATTGGCGGCTCGATGAAAGTCAATCGCATCCTGTCTGACGAAGAGGTCAAGGCAATCAACGACGCTGCTGGCACAGCAGACTTGCCACGCGGTGAGAAGTTCGACGCCAAGAAGTATGGCTTCGAGGGTGTCATGAAAAGCAATCGCTCTATCGGCGACGCCCTTCAAGAGCGCATCAATGCGGACATTGAGCAAGTCATTGGCGAGTACGAGAACCTCAAAGGCACAGACGACGGTCGCATCTTGGATACCGACATGGTGCGAGAGCTGTCGCCTGAGTACCGTGCTGATCGCTCACGTGCGGCCGAAGTTCACGAGGCTTCTAGCTTCTTGACGCAAGCAATGTTTGAAAGTCGAATTGCAAACAACGACGCTGGCATCGTTGCTTTTATGGCTGGCGGTGGCGGTGCTGGAAAGTCTACAGCCAACGAGTTGGTAGGCAACATGCTTAACAAAGCTCACACCGTTTTAGATGGCACGCTGTCCAGCTACGACAAGGCCAAGCGTAATGTGGAGTCGGCGCTTAAAGCTGGCAACAAAGTGCGCATTGTCTATGTCTATCGAGAGCCTATTGAAGCTCTGCGTAACGGAGTGCTTACCCGCGCAGAGCGCATGGGTCGCACCGTTACCATTGACGCATTGGTCAAGGGTCACGCTGGCTCAAGCTCTGTTGTAAGAAAACTACAAGAAGAGTTCGGTGACAACCCAATGTTTAAGTTGATCGTGGTCGACAACTCACGTGGACAAGGTAATGCAAAGATTGCAAACCTGATAGACATCACACCTGTGATACAATCAGGACTGAAAGAGAGGTTACAAAATGCAACAGAAAGTGAATTTCAAGAAGGACGAATTGGGGAGGCCGTATATCGAGCCACAACCGCCTCGTATCCTGACGCCCGAGGAAGTGATCAAGCGGGACTTGGTGGCGAAGCAGTTCGACGAGGAGTTCAAGGCGGCGTTCAAAGACGGGTTGGATCTGAGCAACTACAACTCTCGTTGACCAAGTTGTTCACGGACCTTCGCGGTGCTCGCGGCCTGAAGCTTGCGCGCGTGCAGGAGCAGGTGGAAAATAACCCGCTCAGCGCGGCAATCAAAAACGTCGAAGAGAACTTCTACGACATCGTTGGCCAACTCGAAGAAGACGGCCTCATCAAAATCAATTGCAAGTAAGGAATCAAAATGGCAACCCGTAACTTTCTCAAGCCAGAGACTCAAACTATTTTGGACAAGGCTGTGCATGCGGAGCTGTTCGCATCCAACCTATACAAGCACCTATCGAATCACATGCAGCGCATGGGTTTCTTCGGTGCGCAAAAGTTCTTTGCTGGCGAGAGTGCTGATGAGCTGACTCACTACCAACAGTTGGCTGACTACATGAACGATCGTGGCTCTGTTGCAAACATACCAATGATCGAAGCTATGCGCGACAAACCATCTGGCTTGATGGACGCTATCGAAGTTGCGTTCGACACTGAGGTCGAGCTGATGGAGAACTACTCCACTTGGTACGACGAGTGCAAGTGCGCGATCACAAAACAATTCCTCCTCCAATTCCTCGAGACCCAACGCAAGAGCGTTGGTGAGTACGGCGATTTGCTCGCACGCCTCGAGTTGATTGGCGACGACAAGTGTGGCCTCATCATCATTGACCAAGAGTTGGGTGCCTGATGAGCTGCACCTACAAGTTCAACACCAAGGACGGAGAGCAGACCATCGTCGGCATGGCCGAGATGAAGGCTTTCCTCGTGTTGAATGGTGTCGACTCCATCATTGGCAAGGTCGACATTCAGATGAGCAATCGCACGCTTGACTTGTCTGAAGATGCCAAGGCTCAGCAAGAATACTTGCAGCAGCGCGCAGAGGCTGCAGGCTACAAGACCATCGACGAGTTTGTGGACAACGACTACAACGGCTTCGTCGAGGCTGCTGCTGATTGGCGCTACGAACACCCAGCCGACATGATGTTGGCCAAGCGCAAGGGTGGCGCGGCCGCACCTACGCCGCCCGCAAGCAAGGCCACCAATGGGTGGCTGTTGGCGCGTGACGAGTTGGGCAACTTTCGTTTCGGCGCTGGCGCTAAGGCGTATCGCGCTGTGTCCGATGTGGCCAACGTGGTGTTGGAGAAAATCAAACTCAAGCCCATCAGTCAAGACCTATCTCGCGCACTGCGCAAGATGAAGGTGGAGATCGAGCGCGCGCAAAACCTCACCGTCGAAGTGGCTGGCAAGATGAAAGATCTGTCGGACCAAGAGCGTCAAATGATCAGCGACGTGATCGAGGGCGAACTCAAGCGTGGCTCCAAGCCACCTAAGCACATCCTCGAGTTGGCTGCATCCATGCAGTCGATCATGTCGGAGCAGTCAGCTGAGCTTGTACGCTTGGGCATGCTGAGTGAAGACGCCGCTGGTCGATGGGATGGCAAGTACCTACCACGCTTCTATGAGTCAAAGCTCAAAGACGAAACCAAGGCGTGGATGAAAGCCGTCAAAGGATTGTTTGGCCGCAAGAAAACTATGCAGGGTATCAGCGGCTCAAGCCTCAAGGCTCGCGGCATCTTCAGAAACGTGCCCGTCGCTGACAAGCAGGATTGGATTGACCAAGGGTGGGAAGTGCGCGACGATGATTTCGATGCGCAGAACGACACTGAGATCACCATGTGGCGTGACTACACACGCGATGAGCGTGACGACATGGGCGAGATCCGTGACGCCATGTTCCGCTTCGTGATGGGCTACAACAAGAGCCAACGCGACATCGCGCTCGGTCGACTGTACGAGAACCTAGCCAATACCGTGGCTGTCAAGCGCGAGCAAGAGGGCTACGTGCAGGTGCCCAACAGTACGATCGAAGGAACCAAGGCCAAGACCTATGGCAAGTTGGCCAACAAGTGGGTGCCCGCTGAAGTGATGGACCACCTCGTGGCATTTGACTCATCCATGCAGAGCGATCTGATGAAGATCTACCTCAAGGGTTTGAGCATGTGGAAAGAGGGCAAGACAGTTCTCAATCCAGTGTCACACGCCAACAACGTGTTGTCCAACCTGACCATGGCTCACTTCGCTGGCGTCTCATATTGGGATGCTGGCAAGTACATCGGTACGATCCGTGACTTGGTCAAGGGTCACCCCATGATCGAGGAGGCCAAAGGCGTTGGCTTGTTTGGCGGCACGTTCAATCGCGCCGACTTGCTCAACGATATGCCAGACCAACTTAAGGTGTTGGCCTCGGCCAGTGAGTCCAAGGCTGCCCAAGGTGTTGATGCTGTGTGGAATGCTCTGTCGTTTTGGCTGCGCAAACCTGCAGGAAAAGCCTACGAGGCCGAGGATTTGTTCTTTCGATACCTGATATACCGTGAGGCTCGTCAGCGCGGCCTAGGCCCTGATGATGCGGTCGACTATGCGCAGAAGTACATCTTCACCTACGACGACTTGCCAAGCGGTGCGCGTAAGCTGCGCGACTATGCGCTGCCGTTCTTCAGCTACACCTACAAGGTGGTCCCAACCCTAGCTCAAACTGCGCTCGAGCAGCCATGGCGCTATGCTGCCCCAGCCGCTGCGCTGTACACCGTCAACGCGATGATGTACGCCATGGCCGCAAGCCTTGGTGGTGGCGAGGATGAGGATTGGTGGGAGGTTGTGCGACGTTACGTAACGGACCCTGAGTTCCGTGAGCGTGCGCGCGAGTTGGAGAAGGACCAACGCAAGAGCTTGCCACCATGGATGAAGGGTGCGAGCGCGACGTTGGGCACGCCCAAGGCGATACGCTTGGGCATGGATGATGTGACCAATCTGCCGTTGTTCTTGGATGTGAGCCGAGTGTTCCCCGGCGGCGACCTGCTCGACGCCCACTCCAACGCTGGCGGCATCCCTCTCCTTCAGCCCCTCACCCCAAGCAGCCCAATCCTGAACATGGTCGGCGCCATGCTGTGGAACAAAGACCCCTTCTACGGCAAAGAGATCGTTGAAAAGAACGACACCAGCGCCGAGGCCGCAGCTAAGCGTGGCAAGTGGATGTGGCAACAGTTCACCCCTGCGGTGGCCATCGGCAACTACCATTGGGATCGTGCCCTCAACGTGATCGCAAACCAAGTTGGCGAACCAGTGCTTGGCTACACAGGCGTGGGCAAGGACGGCCTACCAGTGCAGGCTAAGTACGCTATCGCACAGACGGTGGGCATCAAGATCAGGCCAGTCGACCTCGACTTGTCTGAGAAGTTTGAGGCAGCCGATCGTCGCAAGCTGATCCAAGGTTTGGAGGCTGAGGTCAAGCGAGTTAATAGGTTAGAGAACAAGGGTGCAATCACACCTGAGAACGCAGCCAAGGAACGAGACTTGCAAAAGCTGAAGATCCAACGATTGAAAGAGGGCCTCGACATCGAGGGTAATCCGAAGGACGAATAAGAAAGGGAGCCGAGGCTCCCTTTTTTTTATATGTCTAGCTTGTCTGCTATCCAATCAAGTAGTCGCACTGCCCAATATTCGTAGCACAGTGTGACGACCATGCTGATGAAGAAGCAGAGCACGTGGTACAGAGGGTCTGGTGACTTGTTGACAAGCCAATCAAACGTGGACCACATGATGCCTACACCAACAAAGAACATGACGAAGACAACGTAGAGGCCAACGCTCCACTTCGTCAGCATGAACTTTGCTTTCTTGCTCATACGAAGTCCGACAAGTCAGGTGCTGTCCAACCTTCAGGCTTGCCGATCTTGCCACCCTCAAGGATGATCGGCTCACCGTCGACGAGCTTCGCTTCATTGGAGTCCAACACAGCTTGGTCGGCCATGGGCTTATTGAAGCCGAGCAGGTGGGCCACGCCGTTGCCTGTCACCTCACGATCACACAATGCGTCGAGCGCATTCACGCGATCACCTTCGCCAACTGTTGCAATGTCTGCACCAGTCTTCAGCGCCTTGGACACTCGCTTCAAACCACGAATGGCTTCTTGCAGCATTGTCCAATTGCCATCGTCGCCAAGCATCAAGCACTCGAGGAACTCGACCTGCTCTTCGATGTCGCATCCGATTTGCAGTGATGCAGTTTCTACGGACGGGACTTTGCCGCATGCCGTCAACCAATCCGCTGTGCGGTAAAAATTATTTTCCATTGTTCATCTCTCCTTGTTCATTAACCATTTGACCCATTGCTGATGCGGTGATGTTGACCATTGTCACGGCCATGTTGTGGGCGCCGCTAGTTGGATCTCCACCACCCTCACCAAACTCTATTGCGACGGCGACCGTGCCGTCCTCTTGATCTTCAAGCGTCACTATTGCTTTGCTCATTTGAATCATCCTCTGTTTTGTTTTTACGCTGCCACTTAGGCAACACTGGGTACATCTTGCCATCATGATCGATGAGCATTGGCTCTTCCAACTCATCGCGACGCACGACCTTGCAGTCGTGAATCAAGTCAGGCTCCATGCCCTCGTCGGCGCCCAACTCAAGGCGCAACTCTTCCAACCACCAATGCGGCGCAGCAATGATTGGAAGCGGCGTCTCACACCACTTGTCTGGATCGATCTGTTCTTTCAAGATCTGTAGGGCAGCACCTACGTTGAACACTGCGTGTGCGTTACTCATTCGATGACCACCCAATCTTCGCTGAGCATGTCGCTTTGTGAAGCGAGCCAGCCCATCAAGATCTCACCAGTGGCAACCTTCATGGTGATGCATGGCAGCACAGTAGCAGCACCGCCCAAAGAGTCAGCATACTCACGATTGTTTTGTGACCAAAAGCCAGAAGAAGAAACTTCACGAGTCTCACCGCAGCTAAGTGACAGCCACATGTCCTTGCCGTTCCAACCAACGCGAGCGATGCGCTTGCCATCCTTCAAAGCCTCGAGCGCCAAACCAAACGACAGGTTGTCTGATTGACGATAAGCTTTTTCGAACTGCTCTTTCGGTGACCAACTAACGTAGCCCTCGAACTTGTCTGTGTTGGGTTTGCCGCCGTCAAGGTATTCGACAAGGTAGCCCTCGTCCATTCCGTCCTCATCTTCTGGCAATGTCCAACCACGGAAGTCGTTGTACTTCTGGCGGTTCATTGGCTCAGCGTTGATGATCTTTGTGCCGATATAGCGTTGCATCTTCGTTCTCCAGTTGGTTAAAAATTACTTGCCGTCACGCTCGTAGATCATGCCGCGAATGTAGTTGCATGCGTCTAAGAGTTCTTCGTAAAGGTCTTGCATCATATCACGTCCGTTATGTGCTTGAAGCGGCGTGCCGTAGCGTTGTTGGCCAAGCAGCTTGCGGGCAAGCATGTCCTGCATGACTAGGTCTTGGATCGCTGGCTTGTTGTTTGGCGTCGGTGGAACTTGATCACCTTCGCGTTGTAATTTTTCCATTTGTTTTCTCCGTGGTTAAAAAGGTATCTCATCCCAATCCCATGAGTCGCAGCCAACTTGCTGCACCTCTGGTGGAGGGGTTGCGTTGAACTGCGTGCACTCACCCTGCTGAAAATTTAAGCAGTCGTTGCACGACTTTCTCTTGATCACTTCTTGCCAATACTCCATCTCTCGACGAGCAATGTTGATCTTGACTTGTATCTCTGCTGGTTTCATTGTGGTGTCCAATCGTAGGAAAGAATTGATGGGTACTTCTCTTTGCTCACAGTCAGTGCTGTGGGCTTGCGCAGAATTGCCTCGCTGTAGTTGAGCCATTCAATGGCGTCACCTGTGCTTGGCGGGATCGCGTCGATGGTTGCGCGCTGACGCCACCACGACTCAGCCTTCTTGCGAGGGAAGCCTTGGTGGGATAGGCACACCCACTCGCTGGCCACTCGCATGACGCCGCTGTAATACTCGACGCGCAAGCTGTCTGGCTTGTCCTCTTTTTGATGCAGCTTGTAGGCGACGCGGTCCACAGGCACGACCTTAAACATGGTCTCCTTCTGTGTGCTGAGCACGGCCGCTGCGCTGGCCTCGGTCCCATGGGTGATGCGCTCTGGTGGAGGGAAGATGTGGCCACACTCCAAGCATTCGGGCGCGCTGGCTGGGCTTGGGTTGCCGCAGTTGGGGCAGATCTTGGTGGGCGCCACGCCTTTCTTACCACCGCTGGGTACTCGCCCCTTGATCTCATCGACTGGGCCAAGGGTGGCGATGGTGTCTGTGAAGTCAGCGATCAGGGCGTCGGTCTTTCCGTCAGCTGTGCGCAAGGCACGACCCAAGATCTGGACGTAGAGCACGGGCGATTTGGTGGCGCGCAGCAGGACCAAGAAGTCAATGTCTCGCACGTTGAAACCAGTTGTCAAAACTGACACATTCACCAAGCAGCGAAGCTCGCCGCGACGATATGCCGCTATGGCCCCATCACGCTGCGCAGAAGGCGTGTCTCCTGTCACCACTGCCGTTGGTATTCCGCGATCAATTAAGGCCGCGCAAACGTGCTCTGCGTGGGCCACGTTGACTGCAAAGACCAACCACTTCTTACGCGGCGCACCCATGACCACGATCTCGTCGGCCGCTGCCTGCACCAACTCGTCTTTGTCGGTGAGCTTGGCCAAGTCTTGGAGGTTGTAGTCGCCCGCCACGGTGCGCGCTTCGCTTACATCGATGTGGGTCTTGGTCTCCATGGTGGTGAGCGGCGACAAGAAGCCAAGGTCCAACAGCTCGCGTATGGTCACGCGAGTGCAGACGTTGGTGAACAGCGGGTCTTCGCCGCAGGTGAGCCATGCGCCGTTGCCACGGAATGGCGTACCAGTAAGGCCCACCACGCGGGCAGGGCTGCCGTACTTGCGTAGGTCATTGATGAGGCCACGCCACATGCCCGTGTCTTTGGGGTTGATGCCATGGCACTCGTCTGCCAAGATGAGGTCGATACGACCCATCACGTGGGCCTGCTTGTAGATCGATCCGATCGTGGCGTAGGTCAAGTCGTAGCCAAGCTGCTTGCTTTTCACGGCCGCAGAGTAAACCCCAGCGCGCGCCTCTGGCCACACCGAGTACAGCTCCTCCACGTTTTGAACGAGCAGCTCTTTGCTTGGCACGATCACCAAGATGCGCGTGCCCGCGTACTCGGTCATGGCGCGCTGCGCGATCATGGCAATCATCATCGACTTGCCCGCACCTACGCAGGCTTCGACAATCGGGTTGCCCTCTGGGTGCTTGTGAAAGAACGACCACAGATCCTCGACCACCCGTGATTGGTATGGGCGTGGGATCAACATTACTTCACCACCGTTGCGCTCACGCCTTGGGCCTGTAGGTCAAGCTTCAACTTGGCCACGTCGCCAAGCAGCAGCTTGTTTTCCAAGTCGCGGATCTCTTGCGAGTCGAGCGAGGTTAGGCGCTCGCCGTTGGCAAAGGTTTGGCCAGTGGCCTTGGTTGTATATACAACGTCACCATCCACAAAGTCTGTCATGGTGGCGAAGTTGTCCAACAAGATTGGGATGTAGCGATGGTTGGTGCAGCCCTCACGTTGGACCTCGAGCGTGAGATCAAACTTGTGGTGCGCGCATGACCAACGTGCATCACCATCAGGCTCAGCGGTTGAGTGTGCACACGTGCGACAGTTGACGGCAGGCGCCATCTCGCCATGGCAGTGCGAGTGGAAGTCGCACATCTTGCAGGTGAACCAACTTGGATCTGTGCTGCACTTGAGTGGTGGCTCGTTCGAGAACACAACGCGCTCAGCCCTAGCCTTCAGCTTGGCGAACTCGTTCACATCGAAGTCGACGCGCTCGCTGTACAGCTCGTCGGTGTTCTTGTTGACGGCCAAGTAGAACGCACGCTCCAAGCCAGTGAGGCCCATGTAGATTTGCATCTGTGCGTAGTGCTCTGGCTTTGCGCCTTGGACTTTTTTCTTTACCAACTCGGTAAAGCTTTTGTCGCCATGTGTTTTGTATTCGAGCACGTGCCAAGTCTTAGGCGCCTCTGGGAAACCTACGCCTGCGCCGTCCATGCTGCCACCGAAGTGGTTGCCCAAAGCCTGCACACGCCATTGGCTGCCATCTGGCGTGACGTCGTGGACCTCGATACCAATGCGTCGTAGGTTCGCAGTGAAGCGAGCCTCGGCCATTTGGCCAGTCTCGAATAGGCGCAGCATGCGTCCACTAAATTTCTTGGCGTCTACCCATCGAAAGGTCAGCCACAGTTGGCGCTCGCATGGGCGACCAATCAAGCTGGCGCCCAAGTGCGGACGATTGCCTGAGTCGGCATCGTCTTCGTAGGCTTTGTAAATCTTAGCGACCGTGGTGTGGTTTGGTTCGGGCAATGCTGCCATGCTGTTCTCCGTGTGTTGCAAAGGTGAGGGTGACAGGGTTTGTATTACCTGCATGCCGAGCTACTCGCGTATAGCTTTATCGGCGCCAGCCCTCTGGTGCGTATAACTTTCGCCACACCCTCACCTTTGCAGGCTCCCCGAAGGGAGCCACCGATTACTCGGCCGTCTGAGTTGTTGACACTTCAGCGCCAGCGACTTCGATCTTTACACCGTCTTGCATTGCTGCGACGAGTGTCTTTTGGTTTGCCACTTCAACTTGGAACAAGCCTTCAGCGACGTGGCGCAGTGCCGCGTTCTTGGTGCTTGCTTCGACGAGGTGAAAGCCATTGCCAATGGTTGATTGGACTGAGTAGATACGAGTTGTCATTCTGTTTTTCCTTCGGGTTGTTGAGAGAGTTGGAGAGATTTGATTTGCATCAGTTGGAACTGGTACTGCGCTTCAATCTCTTGGTAGACGCCGTCGCTTTGTTCACGAGGCATCTTGTTCAAAGCAGCCAACACTAGCTCGACGCCAGCGGGGACCATCTTGATATTGATGATTGGTGGCTTGCTCATTTAAGGCTCGCTTGGTAACGCTTCTCTGCAAGTAAGTAACCTTCGAGCGGCCACATGTGGTCAATGGCTTTTTCAAAGGCGTACTTTTCACCAGTCGCTTTGTTGTATTGAGCAGGGTCCACGCATGCACTTGTGCCGAGAATCGTGTGACCGTTCTCGAGCGTGAGCATGCACAGCGTGGTGGTGGAATCCTTCAGCACCGTGTACTCGGTCTTCTTGATCTTGGCCAACATGCTTTCCATGGTCACGCGTACTGGCAAGGCTTCTTGATTTTCTGTCATGGTTTTCTTTCAATGGTGGGCGGCGTATTCGGCCCATCCGAATACTGCTGTAGCTGCCGCCCGTTGTAGGTGAGGTCTACTCGCTGCACTGTGTCGACCTTCTGGACAAGGACATCCAGTGTCATCACACAGCATCCGCTTTCGACCTCGTCAATTACTTCTTAGCCCAAGGTGGAGATGAGCCTGCGGGTGCCGACGTTGTTGGCGCGGCGGCCGTGTTTGCTGCTGCCGAGAATGGGCGAGGGGTGGAGCTAGGTGGCACCGCTGCACCACCAGAAGCTGCGCCATCGACAGGCTTAAAGCCAGCAATTTCATTTTGGTCTTCATACTGTGGGTCATCAGACTTACGAATCTTCACGCGGATTTGAACGGGCTTGTTGTGCAGCTCGACGGTGTCTTGCATTTGCACGATACCGATTGAATCACACAGCTCGCGCAGCTGTTGCTGAGCGATGGTCTCTGCCTTGGGGTTGGTGTGCTGAATGTTCAGACGCGACCACACTTTGCGACCACGACCTTGGTCAGACAAGATGTCAAAGGTGAGCTTCAATGCTTGGCCGTTACCAGAGTTGAGGGCCACGATGTCGGACTCAGAGACCTGAGCGATGTACCATCCTGCGGGCAGGAGTTCGTAGTTGTTTTCGCGTTTCTCAACGCTGCCTGTATTGAAATTAAAGCGTGCCATTTGGGTGTCCTTTCTAGGGATTAGTTGGCTGAGGTTGATTTGACTTTCGCGGCGATTGCCGATAGGTCGGGGGACTCGAACATCTCAAGACTGCCTGAGCGGTCTTTAGCTTCGTAGTTATAGTCGCGGCTGGTTTGCAGCCAACGTGTGGGGTTGCCGTCGCCGTCCTTCTCGACGCGAAGGGCGAAGACGAAATCAAAGAAGTAGCCGACGCCTTGCTTCAACATGTTGCCGGGCATCGCGGGGTAGTACAACATCGCCCCAGTCTGCTCGTCCTTGGCGCGCTCTTGCTTGCAAGAGAACATCACATTGCGTGCGGGCATGTCGCGGAATGCACGGATCAGATCGGTCATCTTCTCGGCCAATGCACCGTATGCTTGACGCGGATCTTTGGCTGCCTTCTTCTCGTGGTTGAGCACCACCTCAGCGATCTCGCTGATCGAGTCCAAGCAGATCCATTTGAATGCTTGACCCTCGGGCGTGTTGGCCACAAAGTCATAGGCTTCGTACAGTTGGTCGAGCGTCTTGACCTCGATCACTGGGATGTCCAAGTGACGCAGTGACAATAGGCCAGATTCGGCGCTGATGATGATGGTGGATTCACCAGTCGTGCCGCACAGCGTAGTCTTACCTGCGCCAGCTGGACCGTGAACCAAGAACTTCAAGCCGCTGATTTCGGCAGCTTGCTTGGTGGAAGAGAGAACGATTGCCATTGTTTTTCCTTAGATCATTTCGACTTTGATGGATGGCGCAGCTGGCTTGGACTCAAAGAACTTTGAGACCGTGACCAAGTCATTGCCTTCGAACTTACGCAGCGCGCTGACGCTGACGTCGGCGCTCCACTTGAATGCTGCCTGCTGTTCAGCAGACAGGTTTTCCCAACCATTTTGCAAAGCCTCGGTGTCGACCTTGCGTGTGACTTTGTAAGTCACAGTCACCTTTGCGCCAAGCTCAGGGAGCTTCAACGACTCAGTGCCTTCGGCCTTACCTGTCGAGAGTTGGAGGGAGATTTGCTCGTCAAGCTCGCGGCGCTTAGCCACGGCTGCGTCTTCTTCACGCTTGGCTGCAATGCGTGCAGCAACGAGGTCTTGAATGGTTTTCATATTGTGTCCTTCTGGAGTGGTTAAAAAACTTGCCGTCTTGCAATCATTGTATCACAGGTGTGAAACGTCTGGTCCATCTTTTTCTAATTTTTTTTCCCAATATGGGTCAAAAGAAAATGGCACTTCGTACATGCGTTCCTTGGTGTCTTCTGATACGAACTTCGTGGCGATGGCCATCTCCTTTGGAAACATGGCCAATATCTCAGCGGTCTCTTGGTTGATTGGGAAGTACAGATCTGAGTAGCGATTACTCACCGCCACACCGCGTTCGACTAGGGCTTTGTAAAGGCTCATGCCGCCACCCCTTTCTCAAACTTGAACTCGGCGTCGCTCGCCTCCAAGATGAACGCCGCCTCGCGGGCCAATGCTGCGCGTCGTGTGCACGCCGCAGCCTTCTCTTGCTGCTCGGCAGCAAACTCACGCAGCGATTGGATCGCTGACTTACCACTTGACAAACGCACATCCATCGATGTGGTGCTTGTCTCGATACAAGCGTAGGCCGCTTGTGCGCCGACGATTACTTTTACTTTCATCACTGACTCCTTTTATTTAACGTTAATGATCTCGAGTCGACCAGACTTTTTAAGAGCGTTCATCATTTCGACCATGCCAACTGGACCAGCAGGCTCGTCGTCTTCGATGGTCCATGGCGCTGCGTCGTAGCCATCCAACTTGTTGACCGCCCAACTAACCAACGCATCTGTGAAAGCTTTGGATTCACTGGCGTCGTACTCGTCGAACTCGCAGCTTTGGTAGGCCAAGCTGTTGGTGAGTTTGATGATCGCGATCATTGACAAGAGTGGTGCGTCGACCCTGTAGACGATCTCGCGTGGAAGGTTGTCTTCTTTGTAGCGAGCGTTGACGCTGTCGTAGTTTGCGCAGAGAAGCATCTCGGCCATCTCCTGCTCCATGCCTGCAACGCGGCGTGTCATGCCTGCGTATTGGTAGGACAGTCCCATGCGACTAGCCGCACGAACGATGGCGTTGATCTGAGTATTTGAAACGATGAATGCTGACATGATGATCTCCTGATGTGTCCCAGAATCTGCTGGGCCAGTGAAGTTATTGTATCACAGTTGTGAAGGTTGTTGAATTATTTTTGCAACGACTGGGATGCCATTGCGTGGGCGACAGTCAATTGCAGAACACTTGACTTCGCGCATGTATCGGAAGTCGCAGCCTTGGCAGCCTGCTGTTTGCGATGGGACCATCTTGTAGTCTGGTACTTGTTGCGAAGTCATTGCGTTCTCCTGATTAAAGTGCGGCCATTGCGTCGGCGTACTCAACACCCATGGCGTCGGCCACGAAGTCGTAGCTGCCTTTGGTCCCTGCCTTGACGTCGTCTCGGCTTGGGATCACGTTGCCGTAGTAGTCACTGGCGCGGGACTTGCCAAGCAAGCAGCATCCAGAGTTGATGGCTTCCATCATGGTGCGACCGTAGCTGCCTTGTAAGCCCCACATGCCGCTGTTGATTGCGTTTTGGATCGAGGCGTAGTATTCGTCAGCGCCGCAGTCGTTGGATTCAATGTTGTCGATGTCGTTTAAGTCAAACATGGTGTGCTCCTGATTAGATTGCGAGTTCGGGGGTTGCAACGCAGACTTGGTAGCCAGCTTGCTTGATCAGCTTGAGTGCTTGTGAGGTGAGGGTCTTGGTTCCAGCCAATGCAGCGAAGAATTTTGCTTGCTCGCAGATTGGGTATACGGTTTGAACGCCGTAAACGTTTTTGACTTCTACTAGGATTTGCATTTTGTGTGTCCTTATGGAGCGCCCCAGAACCGCTGGGGGCGGGAAGCTTTTTCTGCTTCGTTAAACTCAGTGTATCACAGTTGTGAAGTCATCCAAGAATTATTTTTGCAGGTGTTGTTTTTTATTCACAACACCTCGGCAGCCTTGAGTTTTCCTGTCTCGCCGTCAAAGGTGAGCATGATCTGATCACCTTGATCTTTGAATTTAGTGAAGCACGATTCAATTGATGCTGACCCATCCATGTCAAATACACCGTAGTAAACGTGGTCAGGCTTTGGCTCAGGCTTCACGCGAAATTCGAATCGATCTTGCCATAGGAATACATCAGGGCAGTCTTTCCATCGATGCTCACGTGGCGAGCTGTCATACCATTGAATCTTTGCGCCATCGGCCCACGCCTTGATGACTTCTGCATGCTTGAGAGGTTTCATTTTTAGTCCTTTGAAATTGGGATGCAGGCATACTTCTCTCTCATCAGTGTGCCCTCTTGTTTTGGAATGGCCCGCACACACTCGCTTCGTGAGTTGTAGGGGATGGTGTACTGCGGCTCGCAGCTACGCGAGCACAGCATGAATACAAGTGCCCACGTCGCTGTCATACAACGTCAGTCAGTGTTGGCACTTGCGTTGACTTGGCGATGTGCGTAGTCAGTCGACGAATGCGATCTTGGTTGTACTCGACCATGCGAGATGAGTAGTCTTTGGCGGTCTGCATTTGAAGCAACTCACGCTTGGCCTGCTCCAGCTCTGTGAGCGCCATCATCTCTGCACTGGGCATGCGGAACGATGCCTTGATGAACTCGATTGCTTTGTTGATGAATTTCATTTTTTACCTTTCGCTGGCCAACCAGCTTTTGTGAAGTCTGCTACTACGTTTGTTACTGCGGGAAGAGTCCTTGCTGCTTTAGCCTCTTCCTCTGGTAAGTATGCCTTGAACTCTGGCAGTGCATCTTCAAGTTGCTTGCGTGTTGTGCAGGCATAAGCGACGCCGCGCAGTCGAGTCTCAAGCGTTGACATGTTTTCGTCTTGCTCTTTCTTTTTAACACTCAGCGCTTCAAGCTTGGCCCATGTCTTCTCATCTCGCTTAATCATGCCGTAACCTGTGGTCACCTTCATGTAGATGTTTCCTATGTGGCGAGGCATTTCAAGGCTGCTTGATTCGAACCATCCAGATTCGCCAGCTTTGTCGTAGTCCATCGATGGAAAGTCTTTTGCAAACTTTGCCTTAACAAATTCTCGCGCAAGCTTTTGCGCCTGCTCTTCGTAATCTTTTTTGGGCACGTCGTGCATTGCTGCACGAATGAATGCGTCGCGAATAAAGTTTGTGAGTCTCATGGTTTTTCCTTTGGTGGTTGATTAAATTGGACGCCCGACAACGCGGGAGATTAGTTGCAAAGCCTCTGACTGTGCTTGTTGGCGTTGGCCACACAGAGCGAGGGTAAATATGTGGTCAAGCTCTACGCCTGCAATGTGATCTTCAAAGTCGGCTGATCCTGTTGATGACCCACCGATAACAGAGAACCCTCTGTGTCGTAGGTACTCAACAATCTCGTCATCATCAAAATCGTCAAGCGATACGGTGAGGTGCTCGGTGTGAGTTGGGACTCTATAACTTGGCTTGTCTATCATTTGTTTTCTCCAATAAATTCATGGCTGTAGCACAGACGTTGCGCGTGGGCTAATCTGTAGTTGGTGTTGGTCCACTTCTTGTCGCTCTTCGAATCGCTTCGAATCTTTTGGTTCTTGCTCGTTGGCTTCCACAGTGGTGAGTTGTTGCGATACTCGCCCAAGCGTGATGATGATGACTTGCTAAAGTACCTACCCCCATCAGCCCTCACCATGGCCCCCATAGCGTCCGATATGCGAACACCTAGACCTAACCCTTGGAACTCTGGCAGGACCACCGTGCGATGGCCTCTCCACGCGTTCTTGAGCGTACCGCTTGGTAGTGGGATTACGGCAGCAAATCCAATTGCTGTTCCGTCCCACTCGACAACCCAACAGCGTGCAGAACGATTGATGTTTCCTGTGAGATAGTGATGCTTGCTGAATAGCGACCATGCCCCAACGGTAGTCGGTACGAGTTCCAACCTAATAGTCGGTCGCCTTTCCACCCCCCTTGTCGACAGCTTGCCGACAGTGGTATCGAACACCCAATCTGGTTGCAGCCATTCAACAATGTCGTAGTGGCAGGTGGCGAACACGATGCGCTGCAAGCCCTCCTTGCGAATGTGTCGAGCAGTAGCGTATGAGCATGACTTGGCGACGTTGCGATCCACCACCGAAGTAAACTCATCGATCACTGCACCATCGACTAGGCGACGCGCAAGGTCGGCGCGAAACTTCTCACCAGTGGATAGCACTCGGTACGGCTTCACCCACACAGGCACAGAGTTCAAACCCACTGCACCTAGGCGAGCGATGGCCTCGTCAGAACTTGCAAAGTGCGAGCAGATCGATCGACTGTTGGACCAACACACGCCCTCCTCTTCGCCAAACTGTTTGAGCAGTGATGACTTACCAGATCCAGATGGACCAACGATCAAACCAATTTGAAAATCTTGTGGCGCATCTAGCGTAGGCACATCGAACGTGCTGAACCCATCGAACTCAAAATCAAATGAGCGTGCGCACTCAGCAGTGATGTCATCTAACTCGACCTGTGACTTCAGTTGCGTCATGGCTTTGTGACCTTCTCAATGTGGATGACGTGGGTGCTGACGACTGGGGCCTGAGCGACCATCTCGTACACGGCAAGGCGAACATTCTGTCGACCCTTGGTAGCCAAGGCGAGCGCGGCCTGCTGCCCATCCTTGAGTGCCTCTTGCACAGAGTCGCGCTCAATAAACTCTCTGTAGCCCTCGCACTTGATAACGCATACGGCTTTCATTGCATTGCCCTTTCCATTGCTTGGCTCATCAGCATTGAGTACAGCTGACCTTGCGTTGTCAGCACAACGTACTTGGTGCGTCGATTCTTTCCTTGGTGTTGGTGCGTGACCAAGCCCAACTCGAGCAAGTCTTCAAGCTTGCGGTGCATCGTCGCTGGCGACGCGAGCTGCGGCTGATTCATGACCTGAGTCACTGTCAGTGGGTAGCTCATGCCTTCGTGAAGGCAGACCAAGTCAAGTAGGTCGCGTGCCGTCGAGTCGTGAGGCTTTGGTATGCCAACGGACTCGTTCAAAAATTTGATGTATGCATTCATAGTGGTGCCTCTGGAAGTTGGTTGCGTTGTTGCGCTTGATAGGCGCGCTCTTGTTTAGATGTCCACGGCACTGGGCCAGTGGGTGGTGGGAATGGCCATGTCTTCACGATGTCGCTCCTGATTTCATAAACTTGACGAGGCGATCAATGCCACGTCGCTTGTTGCGTGTACCGCGTATCCACCACAACCCAGTGCTTGGCCAATAGTCAATTGCTTGGGCGCCCTTCATCAAGACTAGGTGAACACCGTGGTTGTGGGACGTGAAGGCAAAGCCCTCACGCTCGAGTCTGGATGTTGATGCGGCCATGTTGGATCGCTTCTTGGCTTGCTTCATCTCTCGAAAAGCAGCCCAACCCTCAGCCATCTCGCTCATAACTCACCTGCCGCACGTTGCTCGTGGTACTTGAGGCCCAACTGCAAGATCAGCTTGGCGTCAGCAACCTCCATCTCGTTGTGCTCAGCAAACTTTTCGATGGTGAGGTAGTTGTTGAAGTAGTCGAGGAACAAGTCCGCGAGTGCGATTTTCATTTTCATGATCGTTCCTTTGTGATGATTGACTGAATCTCTTGATCGCTCAAAATGCGCATCACTTTCACCGCTTCAGTCTCTGCGCGATATTGGCTGCGAGCAATGCCGCGCCAAGTGAACTTGTTTCCGTCTACCAATGTGATCGTTACTGTGTACATATCAGCTCCTTGCATAGCCCCACTCGGGCATAGTCCATCCACTCATCTTGTTCAGCATGTCCATGTCAAGTTGTGAGCGCTTGACCTCGCCACGTAGGTAGCCTTTGTACAGATCCATTTGACCCAACCAATAAGACTTCATGGCCTCGCTTGACTTGTTGGGGAATGGTGTGCCTGCATACATGTTGATGCGATCTTGGATGTACTGGGTCATGTCTGGCTCTTGCATAATGTTCTCCTGTTGGTAACAGTGTATCACACTTGTGAAGTTAACGCACAACTCGGCAGAAGCGCATTGACTGTGCGCGCATTCGGCGGTCGTAGCGGTCCTTGCAGTCGATGGCACGTGTGCGATCGGTGAAGACCTCGCAGCCACCAACCTCCTCCCAACGATCGCTGGCGTCGTCGGCGTCTTGTTGACGAGAGAAGGTTTGTTGGCTCAGTTGATTGGCTCTGTCGATGATGTAGATGGTGTACATGGTGTTCCCCTTAAACTTTGAGTTTTGCGATGCGTTCGTTGGCGGTGGCGTAGGCCCAACGTGTGGCCAAAGCCTGAGACTTGAAGCACTTGCTGCGTTGTCTAACACCGAACTCTTCCCACTCACCACCGCTTACGCGTCGAGAGTTTTGGACCCAAGCGTAGAAGTTGACGCCGTCATCGCGAAGGCCAACGATGTAACCGATCTCGCGGCCCTTGCTGTCGTAGCGCCCTGAGCGCATGTAGTTCTCTAATACTTCACCTAACATTTTGGACTCCTGTCGTGACCAGTTACGCTGGCTCGTTGGAATTAGTATAACAAGATTTATAGGTTGTCACAATAATATTTTAAAAATATTTTCATCTGTGATGTGGTTCACAGGTGCTATACTCGCGGCCATCTACACCAACCCAGAGAAAAGACAATGACATTCGCACAACTTATCAAGCACTTCAAGACCCAAGTGGCTGTGGCTAAGGCGTTGGGCGTGACCCAACCAGCTGTGAGCAATTGGCAAACTCGTGGCATCCCTGCGATGCAGCAGGTCAAGATCAACAAGGTGACCAAGGGCGCGCTGAAGATCGACAAGGGCATCCTTTAATTTTTAAGGTCGGGCCACAGGGTGGCCACCTTCGTGCCAATTCGTCTTGTTGGCCGTGGCCCGATCACCTTTTATTTCAAGACGTCAAAGCAAGACGATGACAACAGACAACGATAACGAATCAAAACTCTCCGACATTCAGAAGTCTCAGATAGAGCACGCGTTTGCGTACATGCAGCGTGGGTGGTCATTGGTGATGATGCCGATGAAGACGAAGGGTCCGAATTACCCGGGGTGGAACAGCCCCTCGGAATTGATCAACACCCCCGAGCGCGCCGTCTTCAAACTCAGCCAAGGCCCACAAAACATGGGGCTGGTGCACCAACCCTCTGGAACCTGCGCCCTCGATGTGGATGACGAGGCATGGTCTCGCCACATCATGGAGGAGCTTGGCATCGACTACGACGCCATCATCGAGCAGGGCATGCGCATTCGCAGCAAGGACAATCGCGACAAGGTGATCTTCGTCGGCGCCCCTTCGGACCTTCCTCTACTCAAGATCACGTGGCCCAAGAAGGACGCGAAGTCGCCCGTGGATCGCTTCACCATCATTGAGTTTCGTGCTGGCCCAAACCAAGACGTGCTACCACCCAGTCAGCACCCTGATGGGCACAACTACACGTGGACCGAGGGCAAGGCGCCATGGGACTTCGATGAGATGCCCACCATGCCCACGATCCTGCTTGACCTTTGGCGTCAGCTTGCGGATCGCTCGAGCGGGCTGCGCGAAGAGATCGACAACATGTGCCCATGGAAGACGATGCACTCAGGCAAGCGCTATGCGCAGCAGAGTCGCACCGTCAACCCAGAGCACAACGATGTGATCGGCGCGTACAACAAGGCGGTGAGCCTTGAGGACCAATTGACGCAGGCAGGCTATCGCAAGAAGGGGAAGCGTTGGCTCGCCCCTAGCTCCAGCACCAAGATCCCCGGCCTAGTCCTGTTCCTCGACCAAGAGCAGCAAAAGTGCTACTCACACCACGGCTCAGACCCCTTGGCCGATGGCTATGCTCACGACGCGTTCGATCTGATGTGCACTCTGCAGCACAACGGTGACCTCAAGGCCGCCTTGGATGAGGCCGCTAAGTTGGTGGGGATTGAGCGGCACGCACCAAAGCGCAAGCCCGACGTGGTCATTGACCTCGACGCAGCCCTCGCTGCACAGGCAAAGCGCAAGGCGGCAGCCCAGCCCATCCCCGTGCTCGAGCGCAGCACCACGCCCATCACCTCGACGACCATCATCATCGATGAGGAGCGTGAGTTGCCTGTGCTTAAAAAAGAGGCAGCTAACTCGGATGAGTTGGCCTACGACGTGCCCGACTACCCACGACACCTCCTCCAAACTGGCGGCATCGTGCAGGAGATCATGGAGTGGATCTTGCAGACAGCGCAGAAGCCCCAACCAATCTTGGCCCTAGCTGGCGCCTTGAGCGTGGTGGGCACAGTGCTCGGTCGCAAGGTGGCAACCAGCACAGGGCTGCGCACCAACTACTACCTAGTCGGCGTGGCAGGCACATCTGCGGGCAAGGACCATGCACGTAAGTGCGTCAAGGTGCTCATGACAGCAGCTGGCCTCAACGATCTGCTTGGCGGTGAAGAGTTGGCGTCTGGCCAAGGCTTGTTGGCACGCACAGCCGCGCACCCTAACACCTTGTTCCAGATCGACGAGCTGGGCCTACTGCTCAAGGCCGTGGCCACCAAGGGATCAGGCCCGCACCTCGCATCGATCATTACCAGTTTGATGAAACTATTCAGCTCAGCCGGCACGGTCTACAACGGCACAGAGTACGCGGACCAAAAGAACCGCAGCCGTGTGGACATTGCGTACCCTTGCGTGGGCTTGCATGGCACGACCACACCCGAGACGTTGTGGCCTGCACTGCAGAGCCAAGACGTGGTGAGCGGCTACCTGAACCGCATGATCATGATGTTTGTGCCGGACCGTCGCGTGCAAAAGCAGTACGTGGGTATCGGTCAGCCACCGCAATCAATCATCGATTGGATGAAGGCGGCACGCGAGATGAGCAACGGCATCATGGGCCTAGACCCAGCCAACCCAATTGAGGTGCCCTTCGCTGGCATGACCAACCAAATCTTCATGGACTTCGACACATGGGTCGAGGACCACATGGAGGAGGTCAAGGCCAAGCAGTTGGCTCCGCTGTGGGGTAGGGCATGGGAGCATGCTGCAAAGTACGCTCTGGGCTTCGCATGCGCCCGCTACGACGCTAAAACACTCAAGCAGGTAGCTCAGGGTGGGGGACTCGAGATTGACCCCTCCAGCGCCCAATTAGCCATCGACTTCGTCAAGTTCACCATGTTGGTCCAAGAGGATCAGGTTGCGACTCGAATGGGTGACAGCGACTTTGATCGTTGGTGCCAAGACACCTTGCGAGTTGTGAAGCAGGGTGGGGCTGGTGGTAGGACCGAGTCAGAGCTGACACGTTTTAGTCGCACGTTTAGGGCATTGGAGCCACGTCAACAGGACTCGATCATGGACGCATTGAAGCGACGTGAGGCGGTCAAGTTGGTTCAGTTCAAGCCACCATCTGGGCGAGGCAAATCTCGTATGGCTTGGGTGTCGACTGAGTTTGCACCCGTCGACGATGGTGGCGAAGACGATGATCAATGACAACAAAGGAGACTGAGTAAAGTAGACAATCAACGACAGGGTTGTCTACGTGGGAAAGCGGCGTGGGTAAAGGGCTAGAGGTATATAACATATAAAAAGAGATACCTTCTTTATATTATATAAAAAATATATTCTTCCCTTTAAGCACCCCTTGTCGCAATTGAATTTGTTGCAGTTACTGGATTTTGAGTGAATTGTGGATACAATCGCAACACTCTCAACAAACGGAATAAAAACCATGTATTGCTCAAACTGTAGCTGCCCAAATTGCAAGATTGAAAGACTTACCAACAACCCAACCGAGAAGGCTGTCAGAGATGTCATGAGGCTCATCGTTGATGCCAAAGATGAAGGCATGACATTGCATGAGCTGAATCGATACTCACGACCTTTCAGGGCCTTGGATGACGTGGTGAAGGATTCATTGATCGAAAGCTTTTTGAACCAAGGGTTGATCATTGAGCAAACGTTTGAACCACAGGGAAGAGGTCGTTCACGCAAGGCTTTTGTTCGAGTGAACAGTCTGTTGTAAAAATACAACGTTTGTTACTAATAACGAACCTGCTTAAAAAAGAGGCAATATATGGAATTGAAAACGATTGAGTTGGAGCTGCCTTGGCCACCAACTGGGAACCATGCGACGAAGCACACTCGTGCTGGCATCCACTACAAAACGGCTGAGGCTGTTCGCTACCGCGCTGCCATCGCGCAGCTGCTTGGTTGGAAAGGGTTGGGCAAGGAGCCATTGATTGGCCCACTCAAGGTTGAGTGGTTGTTGGCCCCGCCTGATCGACGTGCTCGCGACGTGGACAACGCGCGCAAGGAAGCAGCCGACGCCCTCACGCTTGGCAAGCTTTGGGTCGACGACTCGAACAAGGTCATACGCAAAGAGACCTTCATTTGGACTGACCCCGAACCAAAGGGGAAGATTTTCTTGACGATAACTATTGGAGATTTGACATGACTGCATTTGGATTGGCCCTGATGGCCATCTCGTTTTTCGCCGCGTGGTACGAATCCGTGATTGGTCTACCAAAGCGATTGGTGAAAGTATTTGGCAGCATTGGCCTTGTTGGTATTGCTTTTTTCGTTTTTGGTGTGCTGACTTGGGTGTGGAGGGTGATGCCATGATTGAGGTGATCAAGACCTACACCAGCGGACCTACTCGCAAGGTCGCAGTCACCTTGGCCTATCGTTGCAAACGCTGCGAGCGCATTTGGCCAGACATCATCAACGATCGCGAGAAGGCCATGTGGCACGAATGCAAGGGAAGAAAATGACAACACACATCGACAGCACAGGCGCAGCAGCCGTGGACCACAACTACTTTTGGCAACCCATCGAGACCTGCCCGCGCGGCGCCAAGGTGCAGCTGTTGGGCAAAGGTGGCGTGGCCATGTACGGCCAATACCACGGCAAGGAAACGTTCTACACACATTGGGCGCCATTGCCCAAGCTCAAGCGGGAGGCGTCATGAGAGATCTGATTGACGATGAGGGCGAGAACCAAGCCGTGCGCATGTTCCTGCTTTTGTACGGTGGCAACAACGGGTGCACTACTGGACTAATGAGATACCACCTCAAGGCTTCAGGCTTCAACGGTCTGTGGCCTGAGTGGGCAAACAAAGACATGCACCTCACCAAAGCTGGTGCTCAACTGTGGCTTCGCCACCTATTCAACTTGGAGACTGCACAATGATTCGAATCCAACCTGATTGGTGCGGTGAGTTGCTCAGCATGTGGGCAGCCAAGGATTGGAGCGACGCGCAAGGTGACCTCGGCTTCCCTCACGTGTCACCCATGTTTGCCAAGACCACGGCGTTCGCTGCCGAGGTCGAGGACGTCGAGGGCTACAGCAGCGCAGAGCTTCGCGCCATGACCGCTGCAGTTGATTGGCTCAAGACCACGCACCCAGATCATTGGCGCGCACTCAGTCGTGAGTTCAGGCAGTGGACCAAGAGAGATCTACAACCCAAGGACAACGACAACGAGCTGGTGCTAGAGGCTGGGCGCATGCTCGCAAAATATATTGATGAGACCCTTGGATAAGGTTCACATCTGTTATACAATCGCGCAACGCAATTTCGCGTTGCATCTTGGAGACGACCATGATCACACCACAAATTGAAGGCGGCCAAATCGTTGGCCCTCGCACACTCACCAACTCAACTGTCGACCAACGCAGCAACCCATTGGTTGTTGGTTGGGTGCCAGTGCGCCAAGGTTCGCAAGAGCACGAAGACATCCCAAGTCGTTTCGGCGATCGCCTTGAGTACCGCGACGGTCGCGTGAAAGAGCTGAGCGCATGAAGCCTAACAAGCACGCAAAGACTGGGCGCATTCGCACCTTTCTACGCGACAAGGGCAAGGGTATGAGTGCGCAGCTGATTGCTGACACTCTTGGCCTAGATGCAGACTACGTTCGCGTGATGCTGACTCAAATGCCAGACACGTATATCGAGCGATGGGATCGCACCAAGACAGGACGAGGATGGCTCGCTGTGTGGAACGTGGCTTACGTACCGCCAGACGCAATGCGTCCAAAGTCTGCAGCTGTCGAGCGTCGTTTGTATGACGCTCAGTACCGCGAGAGAAAGCGATACGCAAAACGCAAGGCTGAGATGGCAGAGAAGAACGCAGCGTCGCAAGACATTGCGCCAACAGACAACAAGCCAAAAACAGTGTGGGTCACACCACCACCATGGAGTCACTGATGATGTACAAAGACAAGTTGAAAGTCGCGCAGGCAATCGGATCTATTGCGTGGAAGATGAGCGTGTTCGTGATGATGATTGCCACATGGATTCAGATCATCAGCGGCCTCATCAACAAGGACTACATGCAGGTTGTGGCTTGGGCATCAATCTACATGATGATTCAACTTAACGAGATCGAGGAGAAGTTGTGAACAAGTGGAAGCAATACACAATTCAGGGCGGCACGAGTTTCTTTCGCCGCGATGGTTGGCTAGGTGTGTGGGATGCATTGGTGTCGGCCATCACTGGTAAGCCACGCCTACTGATCGAGAAGCCAGTGACGATTTCGTTTTGGGCTAAGCACGGCGCCGACGTGTCGTTCAACTCGATGCAGGTTGAGGTTGGAGAGAAGTCGTGAGAGAGATCACGTACCTGATCTACATCATCTTGTGGGAAGGCATGATCTTCGGCGGCATTGGCTACGCCGTGTTCGCACTCAACCACTCTGGTTGGTGGGTTCTTGCAGCGGTAATGATTGGTGGGTGTGCGTACACACCAGAGCGATGGATATATGGAAAGGTAAAGTCATAATGACCTGCAAACACAGATACGAGCCGACCAACTTCGGCATCAAGTACCGCAACCCAAAAGACTATTGGTGGTGCTGCAAGCGCTGCGGCCACACCATATTCTCTGGACTCAAGGAGGAGCGATCATGAGTGCCGCAAGACAATTGGCAGAGGCCATCAACACCGTTGCGGAGTCGCTAAAAAATCTTGGTGAGGCGATCTATGAGCGCATCACTCGAGAGTCGAAGCGCATCGACGATCTTGAGCAGGAGATAGAACGACTCAAGCGCGAGCCTCGCAAATCATTTAGCCAAAAGATCAGGGAGAGATCATGAGCAGGAACGACATCACTGGCGACTCACTCGTGAGCAAGGCGGCCACCGACGAGTACAGGACCAACCTCGAGCGAGTGTTCGGGGTCAAGAAGCCTTGGTACATACGACGCGACGAGCAAGCACAACAGGAGCAGACAAGTGAACATCGACAAGCTGAATCTGGACAAGCCAGCACCACTGACGAACGCTGAGCGCCAAAAGCGTTGGCGTGCGAAGCAGGCAAGTCGCGGCATCACCGTGGCTTTCCACGCCCACACCGAGGCCACGGCAGCCCTCATGTACCTTCGCAAGCAGTGGGGCTTCACCAGCAACCAAGAGGCGGTCGAGGCTGCGCTGCGCCACCTCGCGCTCGAGACTCGCATGGGGCTGAAGCGCATTCAGCTTGACGCCGTTGACGTGCTCGACCAGCGGTGATATAGTGCGCCTCGGAGCAGTGTCTCCAAAATCAGCCCGCCGCGTGCGGGCTTTTTCGTTTTTATTGACCCCCTGCCGCCCTTTCAAGTGTCCGTCTCCCATGAGATAGGGATGGCTAGGGGTGTCATTCATCGTCTTGTGGAGACGCCACAGTGGACAAGAAAGCAGCAAAGAATGAGCGATACACCTGAAAAGAAACCAGTCAAGCGCAAGTACGTGCCAGAGACGGTGGCGCTGCATCGCAAGCCAGAGCGCGACGCCGCTGAGGTTTTGCGCGAGCAGGTCCTTGCCGTGGCTGACGAGGTGTTTGATCGCTACGTGTGGGGCGAATCGTTTCAAGCGATCGCCGACACGCTCGACTTCAAGGTGGCTGGTTGGAAGCTGCGTGCCATCCTCATGGAGCACGAGACAACCAAGGAAACCTACGCCAAGATCGGCGCTCTGCGCGCCCACAACTTGGTTGACGCGGCCATCGACTACGGTCGCAGCGCCGCAGCCATTGGTGACGCCGCAGGCTTTCGCGTTGCCGTGGACACCAACCTCAAGGTGGCGGCCAAGCTCAACGTCATGGACTATGGCGACAAGTCAAAGCTCGAGCTGACTGGCAAGAATGGTGGCGCCCTTGAGATCAAGGCCGACCTCACACTCACCGCAGAGCAAGCCTACGAGCGCATGGTCAAGGGCATCTGATGGAAAACTTCGATTGGATCAACCCAAACTACGAAGAGGTTTTCAAGCAGCGCGTCGAGCGCCTCGAGCGCATGCGCGCGCAGCCCGAGATCGTGCATCGACTCAAGGACTACTACGCGGGCAACCCTGCCGACTTCATCAACGATTGGGGCATGACGTTCGACCCACGATTGGCCGAACGTGGCCTGCGCACCGTGGTCCCATTCGTCCTGTTCCCCAAGCAGCGCGAGTTCATTGATTGGCTGCTGCAGCGTTGGATGAGCCGCGAGGACGGCCTAGTCGAGAAGTCTCGTGACATGGGCCTGAGTTGGCTCACCGTGGGCTTTGCTGCATGGATGATGCTCTTCAAGACTGGCACTGTGGTGGGCTTCGGCTCACGCAAGGAAAGCTACGTCGACCAAATCGGCAACCCCGCGTCGCTGTTTTGGAAGGTGCGAGAGTTCATCAACTTGCTGCCCGCTGAGTTCCAACCTGATGGTTGGGACGCGAGCAAGCACGCGCCGTTCATGAAGATCCAAAACCCAGAGAACGGCTCGTTCATCACTGGTGAGGCTGGCGACAACATCGGTCGCGGTAATCGAACATCGATCTACTTCGTGGACGAGGCCGCCTTCTTGGAGCACCCAGAGTCTGCCGACGCCGCGCTGTCCCAAACATCCAACTGTCGACTGTACGTGTCCACGCCCAACGGCGCGGGCAACCCGTTCTATCGTCGCGCGCACGACGGCAAGACCAAGAAGTTCGTCTTCGATTGGCGTGACGACCCGCGCAAGGACGAGGCTTGGTACGAGAAGCAGAAGGCCACGCTCGACCCAGTCGTGTTGGCCCAAGAGGTTGATCGCAGCTACACCGCCTCGGTGGCCAACGCATTCATTGCTGGCGAGT